ATACGATGTTTTAATAAATCTTTTAGTCGTGTTTGCTTGGTTGGTGTAGCACCAGTTTGTTTTGCATCTTTTTCTTGTGCTTGTTGTACCACCAGCTTTGTTTGCGGATACTTGTCCATCAATGTTTTGACTGCTTTCACATTTTTTGGTGCATCATCAACAAACGCTATTCTGGTATATCCGTCTTTGATATGTTTTTCTATGTATCGCGCTTTTTCCATCGGGTCGCTATCACCCAATGCTGCGATAATTACACCCGATTTGATACCTTGGGACTTTAAAAATTGCGCAATAGGTTTAGTATGACCACGAGCAGTTAAGACCACAACTTTATCTGCTTTCTTTTGGTCGATAACTTTCTTTAATAGATTAACATATTTTGTAATAGGACGAGCATTTTTTAATTGCTCAAACTCAGAATAATCAAACTCGTCCCCAGGTTGTTTTTCATATGCCGCATATTCTGCTGGACTAAGTTCTCGTCGTTTTCCATCCTTATCAACAACAATAACCCTTGCGTCTGTATGCACAAGGGTATCGTCAAAATCAGTAATGTATGCGGTCTTACCCATATTATCGGGTAATTAATTTATATGCTGTTGCCACCATCTTTTCAGTTGGGAGGGCCAACATCTTTTTTCTATTGTCTGGTGATAACTTGTGTAATACGCGAGTAAGTAATGCTGCGGTATAGATATCCAACATTACCCCACCAACTTCTGCTGGCTTTCTGTCCTTTACAATACTCAATATTTGACTTTGCTTAGAACTATAATCTTCACTCGTGGTGACCATATGTGGGTCATTTGATACCTTTGGTGTGGTATCGTCGGATGCTACTGGAAAATCGGATGCTGGAATTGCTCCTGCAACTTCATCTTTCTTTTTTGGTAATTTGTCGTGTGGAGTAGATGCATATTTTTCTACACTACGTTTTTTCATAGTTTGTGCTAACTTTTGTGCTGTTGGACTAAAATCACTTGCTTTTGCTCGTCCAGTTTGGATAGCTCTAACAATACCAAATAATTTTTGTTGTGCTTTACTGACTGATGGCATTTTATCTCTCCGAATACAACTCTGGTCGTAAGTATCTAAACTTACGCATTAATTCACCTGCTTTTGCATTTGCTTCGTTTTCTACATCTGACCCATCACGACCATCGGCAGGTTTTCCTTCTTCCCGTTGCTTGTGATGAACCAATTCGTGTGCTAAGGTTCGTAATACATCGGCAATATGTCTATTACCTTTAACAATTACAATTTCATCTGTGCTTGGTTGATATGTTCCAAAGGTCAGATGTTCTTTAGAATAATCACTACCTGTGAATTTAATACTCGCAGGTAGTGATTTCATTTGTAGCTCTTTTGCGACAAACTTTACAAACTCATTTGTAATATTTTCATTTAGTAAAGTTTTAAGTCGCATGGAGATTACTTAGTCTTTTTCTTGGTAGACGTAATCTTCTTAGCAGTTTTCTTAACTGTCTTAACTGCTGCAACTGCATCCTTAAGGTCAACCTTACCATCACCATTAACATCAACTGCTTTTACAACAGTTTCTTCAACCTTCTTTGTTGCTTTTAACAATGGTGCTGGAGCTGCCATTACCTTACGGTTAAGGAAATAAATTGCAACTGCCAATACTAATACTAATCCTAAAAATGTTGTCATAAAAACTCCTTACTTTAGTTCACCTAAGAAGTCGTAAATTAATGTATCGATACGACTATAGGGGGTGATGATTTGACCACCCTTGTTTTCGTTGATAAATGCACCGTGAGTACTTGGATTACTTACGATGTCGAAACAGATAAGTGAAAAGTCATCACCAACTTCTACGGTGTTTTCACCGATTGGTTTGACCGAACCCATACCACGGGATGAAACACCCAATCGGATATTGTTCTTGATAAGTTCACGAACGATATTACCTGATGGGGTAGATAAGATTTCGATATTACCCTTGACATCATCACCTTCGAACCAAAGTTCGGTGACGTTGCAGCAGACATTCTTTAAGTTGACTACAGGACTTTCTGGATGGTCAAGTTCACCGAGTGCTCTACGTTGTGATACAAAGTTATTCTTGTATACCATTGCTTCACGTGCCAAGATTTCTTTTGGATATACACGACCATTCTGGTTCTTCATTTCTGCACGTTGAAGTAAAACGTCCTTCAACATCAATGGTTTACTGATGTCGGCTGCTTCTTTTAATAAAGTAGTGTCATATGAAATGACATTATATTCTACGAGTAATGTTTGCATATTATTGCCCACGGATTTCACGGATGCGAGTTGCAAGTCCAAGAAGTCTTGATTCCAACTTCAATAATCCTTGTTGTGTACGCTTCCATAGTTGTTCACTTGCGATACCTGATTCAGTCTTTAAACGACTATTCATTCTAATAACACGTTCAACTTCTTGTAAATTTCTATTAAGTTGTGAGATAGCTTCTGCAATCTTTCTGTGCGGTGTCTTGGATGTGTCGTTCTTATATTCGTAATACTTGTTTTCGTTTAATTCCTTGGTGACAATTTCCATCTTGTCTGCTGGACGATTTGCTTCTTCTTCACCCTTTGGAGTTAACTTAAATCCTGTGGTTGCTGTAGCAATATGCTTAGAACGTGCTACACTCTTTGCCTTATTACCACGAAACGAATATGGAGTTAAGTATCCAGGAACATTTGCTGTCGTTGTCATTTCATCAAGTTTCTTCTTAATAATTTGTCGGACGCGTTCACGAATTTGTTGTGTCTTGTCCATAGATTAACTCTTTAAAGTGTCTAATGTCTTGGTAATTTCCAAGGCAATTAATAACGCGGTCATATGATTTTCCTTGACCACTTGAACTGTCTTTAACTTTTCTAATTGTGAAACAACTTCTGATAACTTAATGGTGGTCACCTTGTTATCAATCTTAGCTATCTTCTTAGTGATTTCAGCAATCAATTCTTTTGCTAAATCTACGGCGTATGCTCGAAGAGCTGCTGAATTGGATACGTTATAGATATATTCACGAAGAAGGTTCTTTTGCTTATCGCTGAGGTCTACGTACTTTTGATTGAACTTTTCCATCAAAATCTTGTAGGTCAATAAACGTAAATCTTCTTCTTGGTTCTTTACGGTTTCAAATAATGCAGTTTCCTTCTTAATTTCCTTGTTGACAATCTTACCACTTAAATGTTCAACAATAGTGAACTTAGCTTCAACCATACCTTGAATTTCGTTGAAGTCTTGGATTTCATTTACTGCACCATCGAACACCTTATATACAGAAGCATAAACTTTGTATGACGGAATACGGGCATTTAAAAATTCTTTTAAATCATAGTTATTTTTAATTTCACGAATTAACTTGTATTTTTGTGTGTTTAATGCCACTTCATTTAACTTTTTACGTTGTGATATCAATACGTTGATAAGTTCAAATGCCTTAGTTTCACTGAGTTGTTGTGCATTGAAAAATGAACGATAAAGGATTAATTCTTTTCCAAGTTCTGTCTTGGAATTGAAATATTCCTTCATTAGTTTAACCGCAGTATCATTACTACGATTTTCCAATGCGTCTGAGGTAATTTTACGGACTAATA